TGACATTAAGGATAATCTCTATGGCAACAAAGGATCAATGCACAAAGGATTTGATCACGATAAGTTTGCTGTTGATTGCGATAATAATAATATGGATCAATTGATAAGTTATAATTCAGATCAGTTAGTAAAAGATAGATTTAAAAACTGGAATGCTGCCGAGTTTGATTTGACTTATACGATGCGTTCTGTGGGTGAATATATGAGAGACCAAAAACAACGTAAAGAACTTCTTCTTTTTAATTACAATAAAAATCCAAAAATCCAATTTGCTTTTGATGGATGCTATAATTATAATAAATTAAAAAGTGAGGGACTCGTTGATGATTGAACTCAAAGATTGGTTGAATTCAATCAATCAGACAAAAAAGAATTTAATTGATAATAATCCTTCACTTGAAAAAGAATATTCTCCTTATGTGATTAATCATTGTCTTTCTGGATATATTGATTGCGTAATGTATGCAAATGAAATGAATATAACTCCAAATCTCGATAAAAAGTTACAATACGATTTTTATATAAATATTCTTAGAACTAAGAAGAGATTTTCTCCTTGGCTTCGTAAAGATACGATTAAAGATCTTGAATATGTCAAACGGTATTATCAGTATAGTAACGAAAAGGCACAACAGGCTTTAAGAATATTAACAAAAGAGCAAATTAACTTTATTAAATCTAAATTTGAGACTGGAGGAACGAAATGAGTGCCGTACAAGAACCAGAAGTGAAATGGACACCTGATATGATGGTTGAGGTTCTATTAAATGAACCTGATGACTTTTTGAAAGTTCGTGAAACTTTGACACGTATTGGAGTGGCATCTCGTAAAGAGAAAAAACTCTATCAATCTTGCCATATTCTTCATAAGCAAGGTAGATATTATCTTGTAAGTTTTAAAGAACTTTTTGCACTTGACGGAAAACACGCAAATCTAACAGCAAATGATATACAAAGACGTAATCGTATTGTTCAATTGATTGCTGACTGGGGTCTGGTGACTTTAGTAAATCCGGAAAAGATTACGGATATTGCCCCTCTTAATCAAATTAAAGTTCTTGCTTATAAAGAAAAAGGAGAATGGATTTTAGAAACAAAGTATAATATTGGAAAAAAGGCAAAACCAGCAGAAACCGAATAAAATCATACGGGGTTCACTACCCCGTTTTTTATGCTTTCTGTTATAATTAGTATTGTGAATGCCGTAAGGGTTCGCACAATCAAATCTCGCTTTTTAAGGAGCAAAAATGACTAATCTTTCTAGGTACACATCTGCCGATCTTCCTGCCCTAATGGATAGGATTACTCGTAATAGTATTGGAATGGACGAATATTTTGATCGTCTATTTAACCTTCACGAAACAACTTCAAATTACCCTCCATATAATCTAATTCAGATCAGTAATGTAGAGTCACGTTTAGAACTCGCACTTGCTGGGTTTTCTAAAAAAGAAGTACTTGTTTATACACAAGATGGAAAACTTTTTATTGAAGGACAAAAAAAAGATAAAGAAACTGACGCAAATTATTTACATAAAGGTTTAGCACAAAGAAGTTTTACTAGAATCTGGACTCTTGCTGATGATACAGAAGTCTCTTCTGTAAATTTTGAAGACGGATTACTTACAGTAATTTTAGGAAGAATTGTTCCAGAATCACATAAGAGAAAAGATTATCTATAAATAACAATGAGCTAAACTATCGTCGCCGCAGGGAGGTAACTGGCAAAATCCAGTTGCGCCTCCCTTTTTTTTATGCTATAATCAAAACAGGTATGATAAAATTATGTCTATCAAATTAGCACTCTTAAAATCAGGAGAAGAAGTAATCGCGGATATTAAGGAAATTATAAGTGAAGACGAGAAATTGGTTTCATTTTTATTTTGTAATCCTTATACTGCAAAACTTCTTACGCCTCAAGTTTTAGTAGAAGATACTGAAAAAACACCAGAAAGAGAATATAGTGTTTCTTTTCATTCTTGGATGCCCTTATCTTCTGAAACTGATATTGCTGTAAGCGCAGACTGGGTGGTTTCAATTGTGGAACCAGTAGAAATGGTAAAAAAATCTTATGAGGAGAAAATGAATGGAAGAGGAAATGATGTTGCCGATGGACGAGCAAGTGGAAGAAACAACAATACAAGTATTAGTCTTAACGAATAAGTTGATTTTAATTAGCGAAATACAAGAAGTATTGGCAGATATTGGACAACCTGATTGTAGATTAATCAATCCTCACCTTATTCTTGATGACCAAGAAATGGTTCCTTGGATGAGTGAGTATACAGATAAAACTGAAATTATGTTAAGTTCTGATAAAATTTTAACTCTTGTGGAACCAAAAGGAAAATTGCTTGATAACTATCTTAAATTAATTAAATGAGATTTTATACAAATGTTTATGAAAAATTCAATAAAATATATGTAAGAGGATATGAGGATGGAAATTACTTTTCATATGAAGAGGAGTTTCATCCTACTCTTTATGTTCTTTCCAAAAAGAAAAGCAAGTATAAAACTTTAGATGGATTGGATGTAGAACCAATTCAACCTGGTAAGATTTCCGAATGTAAAGATTTCTTTGCAAAATATGCAATGGTAGAAGGATTTCCAATTTATGGAAATGATAATTACAAAGCACAATATATTTCAGAAAAATATCCAGAAGATGAAATAAAATTTGATATTAATAAAATTCGTTTATTTACAATTGATATTGAAGTTGCGTCTGAGGGAGGATTTCCAAATGTTTTTGATTGTGCCGAAGAACTTCTTGCAATTACTTTACAAAATTATGCAACTAAAAATATTATAACTTTTGCTTCTCGCCCCTATAATAATACTCGTAAAGACGTTCAATACGTACAATGTAAAGACGAAGTTGATTTGACGCATAGATTTTTATCATTCTGGGAAGAAAATACTCCCGATGTGGTGACTGGTTGGAATTGTGAACTTTATGATATACCTTATATCGCAGGAAGAATTGATAGAATTCTTGGAGAAAAAGATGCTCGTCGTCTTTCTCCTTGGAAAAATATTTATCGCAAAGAACTAGTAATTAAAGGAAGAGCACAAATTTCTTATGATGTTGCTGGAATATCCATAATTGATTATTTGGACTTATATAAAAAGTTTACTTATACCAATCAAGAGTCATATAAACTAGATCATATTGCTTTTGTTGAACTGGGTCAGAAAAAATTAGATTACTCTGAATTTGAAACCTTTAGAGATTTTTATACAAAAGACTGGCAAAAATTTATTGATTATAATATTAAAGACGTAGAACTTGTAGATAAACTTGAAGATAAAATGAAGTTAATTGAACTTTGTTTTACGATGGCATATGATGCAAAAGTTAATTATACAGATATATTTTATCAAGTAAGAACTTGGGATGCAATCATTTACAATTATTTGAAAAAAAGAAATATCGCAATTCCACAGAAAGATCGTTCTACAAAAAGTGATAAATTTGCCGGTGCTTATGTAAAGGAACCAACACCAGGAATATACGACTGGGTTGTTAATTTCGATTTGAATTCACTTTATCCTCATTTGATAATGGAGTATAATGTTTCACCTGAAACTTTATTAGACAAAAAACACCCTACAGTATCAGTAGATAAGATTCTAAATAAGCAACTTGATTTCTTTGATTATAAAGATTATGCAGTATGCCCTAATGGAGCAATGTATCGTAAAGATATTCGTGGATTTCTTCCAGAACTAATGGAAAAAATGTATAATGATCGTGTCATTTATAAAAAGAAGATGATTGAGGCAAAGAAACAATATGAAAAAACTCCAACTAAAAAATTAGAGAAAGAAATTGCTCGTTGTAATAATATACAGATGGCAAAAAAGATTTCTTTAAACTCTGCCTACGGAGCCGTAGGTAATGAATACTTTCGTTATTATAAGTTAGCAAATGCTGAAGCAATCACAACATCAGGGCAAGTTGCAATTCGTTGGATTGAAAATAAGATGAATTTATATCTAAATAAACTTCTAAAGACTGATGGAGTTGATTATGTTATTGCTTCTGATACTGATAGTATCTACCTTCATATGGGTCCTCTGGTTGAAACTGTATACAAGGGAAGAGAGAAAACTATTGAAGGCATTGTTTCGTTCCTTGATAAGATCTGTAAGATGGAACTTGAAAAATATATTGAAAGTTGTTACCAAGAACTGGCGGACTATGTAAATGCCTACGATCAAAAGATGCAAATGAAACGTGAGAATATTGCTGATCGTGGGATTTGGACCGCTAAAAAAAGATACATTCTTAATGTCTGGGATAGTGAAGGTGTGCGATATGAAGAACCTAAACTCAAAATGATGGGTATTGAGGCAGTCAAATCTTCTACGCCAGCACCCTGCCGTCAAATGATTAAGGATGGGTTGAAAATTGTAATGAGTAAAACAGAAGATGAAATGATATCTTATATTGATAACTGTCGTAATACTTTTATTGGACTTTCACCAGAAGAAATATCATTTCCTCGTATGGTCTCAGATGTAAATAAACATAAAGCAGTTTCTACTCTTTATGGTAAAGGCACACCAATTCACGCAAGGGGTGCGTTAATTTACAATCATATGATTAAAGAAAGGGGTCTGGATAAAAAGTATGCATTTATTCAAAATGGCGAAAAGATTAAGTTTTGTTATCTTAAACTTCCAAATCCAATTCGTGAAAATGTAATTTCTTTTATTCAAGAATTTCCAAAGGAACTAGCACTAGACAAATATATAGATTATGATTTACAATTCAATAAAGCTTTTCTTGACCCAATGAAGGTTATTTTAGATGCTATTGGATGGAAAGTAAAAAAAACAGTTGACTTGGAATTATTTTTTGTATAACTATGGACATTTTAAAAGATATTATAAAAGAAATCGGTGGAGAATACACACAACTGGCATCAGAAATTGATGAAACTGAAACGTATGTGGATACTGGCAGCTACATTTTTAACGCTCTTATATCTGGTAGCATCTTTGGTGGTGTTTCTGGGAACAAGATTACTGCAATTGCAGGGGAAACTTCTACTGGAAAAACTTTCTTCAGTCTTGCCGTCGTTAAGAATTTCCTTAATAATAATCCTACTGGATACTGTTTGTATTTTGATACTGAAGCAGCAATCACAAAATCCCTTTTGGAAGGTAGGGGAATTGACACAACTCGCCTGGTGGTTGTCAATGTAGTCACGATTGAAGATTTCCGTAATAAGACTCTAAAAGCAGTTGATTTATATCTGAAAAAATCGAAAGACGAAAGACGACCTTGTATGTTCGTACTTGACTCTTTGGGTATGCTTTCTACTAATAAAGAAATCACAGATACACTTGCCGAGAAGGATACTCGTGATATGACTAAGGCACAACTTATTAAGGGTGCTTTTAGAATGTTGACTCTTAAATTGGGTCAGGCAAATATTCCTATGATAGTCACCAATCACACATATGAAAGTATGAGTCTTTATGGTGGTAAGCAAATGTCAGGCGGTTCTGGACTGCAATATGCATCATCCACAATCGTATACTTATCTAAATCAAAAGAAAAGGAAGGAACAGAAGTTATTGGAAACATTATCAAAGCAAAGACTGCTAAGTCACGTTTAAGTAAAGAAAATCAAGATGTTGAAATACGTTTGTTCTATGATGAACGTGGATTGGACAGATATTATGGACTTTTAGAACTTGGAGAGATTGGTGGACTTTGGAAAAATGTTGCTGGACGTTATGAGATTGATGGTAAGAAACTTTATGCAAAGGAAATACTAAAAAATCCAGAGAAATACTTTACTCCAGAAGTAATGCAGGCACTTGATGAAACGGCACAAAAAGAATATTCTTATGGAAGCTCTTAATAAATTAGTTCAAGTATATGAGAATGCATTAGATGAAAGTGTATGTGATTTTTTGATTGATGTGTTCGAAGAACATTCAAATAAACAAGAACGTATAGAAAATAAAAGAAAACCAAACTTTACTCAATTTAATCTTACAGAAAATTGCAAATTAACAGAAGAGATTGGACAAATTCACAATCATCTTATTCAGAAAACATTTGATTATCGTAATCAATATTATAAAATGGTAGATGGTAGAGTATTTCCAGAACAACACGCATTTGAGCAATTTCGAATTAAACGTTATAATAATGATGGAAATGATGAGTTTGATATTCACGTAGATGTGGTTGATTATGAAACCGCAAGAAGATTTTTATCTTTTATGTGGTATCTTAATGATGTCGAAGAAGGAGGAGAAACAAGATTTGTAGATATGATGGTCAAACCAAAGAAAGGAAATCTTCTAATTTTTCCTCCACTTTGGATGTTTCCGCATTCTGGGCTAATTCCAATTAGTTCCCCAAAATATATTATGAGTACATATTTACACTATAAGTAATGGAAAAAGTCGAAACTACTATTCTTCGTAATCTTCTCTTCAATAATGAATATTGCAGAAAAGTTTTACCATTTATCAAATCTGAATATTTTGAAAATCTTCACGAAAAAGTAGTTTTTGAAGAGATTTGTAAGTTTATTGTTGCTTATGAGGAACTTGCTACAAAAGAAGTTCTTCTAATTGAAACTGAAAAAAGAACTGATATTACAGAAGATACCTATAAAACTATTTGTGATTATGTTTCAAAACTTGATGATGGACACGCAGATTTAGAATGGGTATCAGATACTACAGAAAAGTGGTGTCGTGATCGAGCAATCTATCTTGCTTTGATGGAAAGTATTAAAATTGCTGATGGTCAAGATGAAAAGAAAAACAGAGATGCTATTCCAAGTATTCTTCAAGAAGCATTAGCAGTTGGATTTGATAATAATGTTGGGCACGATTATCTAAATGATTTTGAGAAACGTTATGATTTTTATCATAAAAAACAAGAAAGAATATCTTTTGATTTAGATTATTTCAATAAGATTAC